CACCCCTGTTAGAAACGGTGTAACCACCTCCCAAAGCGTTCTGGGCAGAAGTCACCATGTTGTTGTCAACATAATTTCCAGCGTTGTTACCTCGCGTTGTGGAATCACCAAACGCATCAACGTTATTGTTGTTTAAATTTGATACGTTTGATGTAGCGCCTGTAGCTGCCACATTCCCTGTAGTCGCCGCATTTCCCGTAGTTGCTGCATTTGTATTAACAAGGTTTGGAGCAAGTTGCTGTTGTTCAGCTGCCGAGCGTTGAGCTAATTCTGCTTGAGCCGCCTGCATAAAACTGGCTTGTTCTGCCGCATCAACATCCCCGCCAAAAGCATTCTGCCAAAACGCCAATCCACCCTCATCAGGAGCACGGCCAAGAATCTGCGTGTACAGATCGTTAACCGTCATAGGTGGTGGAGCCGCAGGAGGAGGTGGCGCTACAGCAGCTGGTGTAGTTGCCACGGGCGCTGGAGTTGCAGGTAATGTATCTTCAAATACATTTCTACCAAATTGTTGCTGTCCAAAATTAAGAGCCATTATCCGACCTTCCAATTTGTTCCGTCAGAATATACAGGGACTGCAATAGCCCCGCCAGTCACAACGGTCGCCCCAAATGTTGGAGCCAGTGCATCTGTTACAAAAGACCTTGCACCTTTGCCTGATGTAACCGCACTTGGTAGTGTTGCCACCGTGTAATTTGTTAATGGAGGAATAATTGCACTTGTTTTTAACTGCTCCAAAATTGCATCAATTCTATTAAAGTAAAGACGTAAAATATTGTTAAGCTGATCTGAATATACCCGTGAGTACACCTCCGTAGCCAGCGGTAAATTAGGCGCAGCTACTTGGTTAATTTCAAACTCGGACGTAACAATCATGAATTACCCCTGCGGCCATCTTGCTTAATGTCAATACGTGGACTACCAAGCTGCCATGCGCAGCCAATCTGATTAGATTCAACTTGAAGAATCATCTGGCGGCCACGAACCCTGACATATACCTGACCAGTAAACTGCTCAATAACAGTTGTTGATGTACGCACAACCGTTGCGTCTGGATTGCCGCCCAAGGATATTGGGTCGTTATAGCCAGAGCCAGAGTTTTGCATGGGGATTAAAGTCATGGTTACTGCTGGCGATGCCGCTTCAGATCCACGGAATGTAATATCTGGAAGCATCCGCCATACAAAACCAAAGTGATCGCCATCGTCAATGTCAAACTCAGCAGAAGAAATAATGGCGTTAATAGGCAGTGTTGTGCCTGTTTCGTTGTTGTCTACACCCTGCTCATGGTTGACCAAGTTATAGTTGTAAGTAGCCGCAACAGGAAAATCCCTTAAACCAGAATCAAGCCAAGCTGTACGGCCTAAAGTGCCATAAGACCAAACACCCTCGCCATTGTTTTCAAAGTAATTAAAGGTGACATAGCGGTCAATTTCTGTGCTTCCAGAGGCGCAATAGAACCACCATACCTCATTAAAACCTTCATTGGTTCCAGCAAACACTTGTTCCGCTTGGCTTAAATTAATGTCTTGATAAATGTACTGACGCAAGTCACAGCGCAAAGTTTGTAAACGACCATCGTATTTATAGAACTTATCTACGCCCATCCAGTACACCACACCCGAAGCAATTACAGCCGCATTCTTTCCAATAATTGATATGTTATCTCCCAGCAACTGGGAACTCCATATTGCTGGTGGGCCTTGATATTGAAATGAATATAAAGCCGAGTCAGTAAAAACCACAATTTCCTGTCGAGCTTGGACAACCGTTACGATTTCAGATCCATGAGAAAGAATAATGCTATTAGCTTGGTTAGTTGCAGATGGTGTCCAGTTAACTACAGACTCTTGATCTGACCAGCGAACAAGCATTGGATTAAGAACCCCTACAGCACTAATATCATCACATCCAAAAGCAAAAACAAACCGGCTTGTATCTGATACAAAAATAGTGTTTTGTACAGTTGGAACGTCAGAAGCACCAACTAAAGTTGATATGTTTACACCCCTTGTTGTAACACCAGCAGAGGCATCCCAATAATAAATGCCACCACCTCGAGGGCCAAAGATCAAATCCTCGCCAAAGTTATTTTGACTCCACAAACGAATTGAAACAGGCGTTCCAGATCCAACACCCCATACTCCACCACCCCAAGTTCCAGCACCCCACCCAGTCAAAGGCAAAGCAAAGTCTGGCCCAACATTAATTTGATAAGCAGCTACAACAGATGCGCCGCCGGATGAGCCAACTGCAATTGCTATAGCGGTAACAATTGTGTAGCTATTTGCATCAATAACTGTAATTTGATATTCAGCATTAAATGTAGTTGCGTATGTACCTGTAGCCCCACTAAATGTTACAAAGTCACCGGTAATGCCGCCATGAGCCGTATCGGTTACTGTGACAGTGGTAGTGCCATTCCCAGTAAATGGGTTGTTATTAATTGTGGAAGATGCACGAATTGGCGTAATATCGTTATATGCACCACCTTGTTCAATATAAAACTTTAAGTTAGTGCCTACACCCAGTAAATTTAATGAAGTAAGAGTGACCCAGTTCCATAAAGAACGGCAAACTCCCAAGAATGTATAAGAAGAAATGCGCTGCCAACCGCCAATTTTTTCAGGCGTACCTTGACGAAACCGCATCTTATCGGAGACATACCAACCATTTTCATTGGTATATCGGGTGTTTTCTTTGTTTACACCCGGTTTCAGTACAAGTTTTTTGAGCGTCATGAGCTACCCTTATTTACTGGCAACGCCTTTAGTCTTCTCAAAAGAACGCATACCGGCAATGCCCAAGATGCCTGATAATATCACCCAAAGCTGGTCTGCGTCTAGTACTGGCGGGGGATCCATGCCAATAGGAACCCAACCCATAGCTTGCAAGTATTTCCAGCACCATTGGAACAACGGATACAGCAGAAACTGATAACCCATAGCCGCTACACCAATCCAACCAATGGCTGGCCTCCAGCCGCTTACAAACACACTGGATGATGCAGCTTCAATCTTATTGACTTCAATCTGCGCTAGGTCTGTGGCTTGGTCAATGCGCCTTTCTTCAAGATCAAGCTTACGCTGCTCAATCTCCATTTCCATTTTTTCTTTGTCGGTGGTGATTAGGTCACCTGCAACCTTACCAACGGCTTCAATAATTGATCCAACGGCAAGCAAGCTCATGCTAGACCTTTCAGTGTGCGGTTAATCCAGCCCTTGAGGAACTTAACCTGCACGGGATTCTTGTTGCATATTTCAACGTAGCGGGCAATCTTTGCCAAAGCGTATGATTCTTTAAACCGCTGACCATCCGTGATCTGGTTTAGCTTCTCAACGGTCTTAGCACCAATACCGCCGTCTGGCGTAGCGCCAATGACCAACTGAGCCAGCTTCACAGCCATGCCCATACCTGCGTTTACACCAAAGTTAAAGATGGTATTGGCCACCTCTTGGTTACTGATCTCGTTACCGCGCATCTTGTCCCAAAACTCTGCACGGTAGAACTCACGCACCATAGGCGTAAGAGAGCCGCCAAACTCTTTCTTATCCACCAAAGCCCAGCCGGGCCACTGTGGGTTCTTGTTCCTAGCAATACCAGCATAGGTCATGCCGCCCGTGTCACCGGGTACTTCGTGGAGGACGTAGCCGCCCTCGTCTCTAATCATTTGCTCAAAGGCTGGTTCAAACTGCGCCATTACTTTTCCTTTGGTTTGTCTTCATTTTGCATGAGTTTGATACCAGACAGGAACCCAATCATGCCGCCGATAAGAGTAGAAAAAGCGGGTGAAATCATTTTGAAAATTTCTGCGTTGTCCACTTCCTTGGCCCATAGTCCTAGCATAAAGGCGGTTACCATTGCCAGCACCGAGACACAAAGGGTGGTGCTTACCATCAGCGTTACGTACAGCGTCAGCTTTTCCTTTGTCTCCATTGGCGGTTTTGGTGTCGGTTTTCTGGTCATACAAGTTTGTCAATCTCGCGTTTAAGGTTTGTGATGTCAATGTTCAGCGTTATCTGCCGCATCCTGTATTCATAAATCTCATACTCATACTGATGAAACTTCTTCACAGTATTGTCAATCTGCACCTGCAAAGCGTGTTCAGCGTTCTGCTTTTCCACCTTCTTGATAAACAGTTCCTGTTGCACCATTGCTTGAGGCTGGACGACTGGATACCACTTGTCGTAACTGATCTTCATTTCTTTTCACGTTTAAGCGCCTCTTCATACCCACGCAAAACTAACGCTCTGGCTTCTGCCGAATCTGCTGTACCCGCCCACATGGGCAGGTTGTTCCAGATCACTACGTAGTCTTCTGGTTTGCAATACTGTGCATTGTTTTTTAGCCAAGCAATCATTTGTTGATGGCGCTCGGACGGGTTGTGAATTGTGTAGCCAATTCCATAGAACTCTCGCACATGACAGCCATTCTTGGCTACGGCTCCAACCAGCCCCAACAGCAGTAACAGAATGAGCCAACGCATTTATCACACCAAGCTCCATACAATCATGTACGTACTAAAGATTACGAAGGCCACCATACAGGCCGCCGCAATGAATGCTTCAGCCCAGTCTCGCATTATTACGCCGCACTGGTTGGGAATGTTTGACCATTCCAAACAATCCTAACAGCCCCAGTAGATGGTTGCCCACCACCAGCACCGCCTGTTGAGTTAGTGCAGCCTCCACCACCACTACCATAAGCGCCACCTGCACCTCCAAGGCTGCTTGTGCCAGATCGTACATTTGAAGAACCCGGCAGGCCCCCGGAACCGGCTGTGCCAATAGCCGCTGTATTATCGGTTTGTGATGACCCAACACCGCCGCCGCCCGGAGTAACGCTTGTGCCAACATACCCATACAAACCAATTCCACCACCACCAGCACCGGCAAGATCACCCCCAACAGGGCCGCCAGCGGAGCCAACTCCTCCATTTGCTGTGTAGCCTGCCGCGCCACCACCACCCGAACCTCGATCTGCGCCACTTGCGCCACCTGAAAAATTAGCATCACCGCCTGAAGCTGTACCGCCAACCGATCCAGTTCCACTTCCACCTTGATTTGCGGTTACACCTTGAAATGATGATGTTGCACCGCCAACAACAACGGTGTAAGAATTGCCCGGTACTACTGTGATGTTATTTTTATAAGCTAATCCACCGCCACTACCACCACCACCATTACCGCTACCTGCACCACCTGCGCCAACACAGACAACAGATACGCTAGTCACGCCAGCAGGGCATACCCATGCGTATGTGCCGGGAGTGGTATACACCGCTTCTTGTTCCCGTAAAGCGGCCATATATTGAGCTACTTGATCCATTGTCCAAATACCGGGCGCAGAAACAATATTAAACTCAACCGGATTTTTAGTAATAAATCCACCGGGGTACTGTTGGGTCATACATCACCTATGTTTGTTGTTGGGTAAGACCTTCCGGCTCCCCAAATAATGCGAACAACTCCCACGCCACCACCAGTTCCGTATGCACTTGTACCACGGTTACCCACTGTTACAGTAATAGTAGTTCCCGGTGTAACGCTAATATTGTTGGCGTAAGACAAACCACCACCACCGCCGCCGCCAGCAAAATTATTCCAGCCAGCGCCGCCGCCACCGCCTCCATAAGCGCCGCCAGTTCCGGTAGTTTGTGGGCCAGCACCATTTTCACCATTATTTGATAACGTTGTTCCAATATAAGCGCCGCCACCGCCGCCTCCGGCTGACTCATAAATTCCGCCCGGCCCAAGCCAATAACCACCACCACCGCCAGCCGCAGAAGATAAAATTGTAGCTTTTGCACCGCCCGTGCCGCCTACAGGCCCAGCACCTCCAGTAGTTCCACCTTTAGCGGAGTTAGTAGAACTTCCGCCGGAATAAACAGTTCCTGCACCACCCGTTCCGGCAGCGTTGTATTCTGTTGTACTACCTGTGCCGCCTGCGCCCCCGGTTAATGTCACAAGACCGCTTGCCGATCCGCTTCCACCGCCACCTGCACCACCTGCACCCGTGCCACCGTATGTTCCACTTGCGCCACCATTAGCAACTACGTACGCCCCAAAAGAAGAATTTCCACCAGCAGTTCCTGCTTCGCCACCGCCACCACCTACACAAACAACACAGACGCTTATAACGCTATCCGGAACTGTCCATGAGTAAGTCCCAGCCGTTGTAAAAGTTTGTTGGCCGGGAGTTGTAACCCATGCGTTATTGCCAATTGCTTTAAATTGTTGGCGTAACGTCCATATCCCTACAGCCGCTGTTGTAGAGCTTGTAGCAACTATTGCGGATAACTTAGCCCCAATATAGCGCAGTGACATAAGACACCTATTAGGTAATTGCTTCGTAAGAGGCGGTCAATTCAATCGCAGAACCAGTACCAACTGTGACAACAATAGATTGAGATTCCCCAACATACATAGATGCCGTCTTATCCACAACAATCAATGAAGCATTGGCTGGGACGGTGATTTGGTATGCAATACGATATGCAGTACCACCGCCGCCAGTCGCGCTGTTAATTGATACTGTGACAGCCACACCAGTGGCCGTTACATTGGATGCAACAATGCTGTCAAGTTTATTGACCGTGCCAACCGCAGGGGTCAGCGCAGTCCAAGTTGTAGCAGCAGTGGTGCTGGGGATTAAATATGAAGTATTACCGTAAATACTTGTAACGGTAACAATATTAGGATTAGCCATGAATGCTCCTTAAAATCCAAAAACAAGTGCCAATGCAATAGATTTGCCCGGTGAAACGCCATTAAGATTACTTAAAGCAGTAGCTGCGGTCGTTGCTCCTGTACCGCCAGCGGCAACAGGAAGTGTTCCAGCCGTCATGGCAGAAGACGATGTGGAATACAAAGCGTTATTGGCGGTAGTCAAAGTGGTCAGCCCAGTACCACCAGCGGCAACAGGAAGTGTACCCGCTATCAACACAGAAGCTGACGTTGAATACAGAGCGTTGTTAGCCGCAGTAAAAGTACTTAAGTTTGTACCGCCATTTGCTGTGGGCAATACACCAGTAAAGTTAGTGGCGCTTGTAGATGAAATCTTTACAAAGTCTGAACCATTCCATGCAATCAAACTTTTTTCGCCAGATATAACAGTGACACCAGTAGTTGGGCCAACACCACGAATAACAACCGAACCTGTCCCGGCGTTAATAACTACATAAGCTTTGCTTTGAGCAGGAGCCGTTACATTTCTGGTGGTTGCACCGTTACTGGCCGTCCAAAGAATTACAGCGCTTCTGGACTGATTTGAAGCACCATTGGTAGTGGTAAGCGTTACATCTGCATCAGCACTTAAAGTAGTTGTTCCCGCAACAGCGGAGTCAAGCAACGATGTAATCGCGTCATTAACAGTCGTACCCCACGTACCAGACAAATCGCCTGTTGTTGGAAGCGCAAGACCCAGCAAGGGTGAGAATGTAGTAACTGCCATAATGTATCCTTAGAAAGTAATTGTGCCAGAAGATGTCCATGTATACACGCGATAACCCCCAGCAACGGTGATGGTTGGAGATCCGGTAGTAGATGTAGCCGCGCCGTACGTATCTGCATAACGAATAATAGCTATGCCAGAACCCCCAGAGCCACCAAGCGGCCCCCCTGCATAATTACCAAACCCGCCGCCACCGCCACCCGTATTAGCTGTTCCACTTGTACCAGCCCCCGCAGTATTTCCTGCGCCGCCACCGCCAGCACCGCCAGCACCGCCGCTTGCTCCACCTGCGTACAACACACCACCGCCGCCGCCGCCCGCATAAGTAACAGATGAACCAGAAATTGATGAAGCAGAACCGGCACCGCCAGCACCGCCAGTTGAACTTGCGCCAGCACTACCTACCGCAGAAGCGCCGCCACCACCACCTCCGGGATACGGTGAACCACTACCCCCGTTACCACCATTAGACCCTTGTCCAGAAGTACCTGTGCCACCAATAGAACCTCGACCATCTCCTGCGCCTCCACCACCAGAACCTCCAGCACCGCCGTTATAGTTTGTTGCATCAGTAACCCCACCATAACCACCGCCAGTTGAAGTGATAGTACTAAAAACGGAATTAGAACCCGCTGCGGGTGTAGTATAAAGTGCAGTACCTGCTCCACCAGCGCCAATAGTTACGTTATATGGAGTCCCAGCGGTTATTGAAAATCCTGATGCAGTTCTGTAACCACCCGCACCGCTACCTCCAGCGCAAGCACCGCCACCACCCGCCACTACAAGATATTCAATAGTTGGGGGGGCATTTGTAAATGTAGAAATAGTATTCCAGCTATTGGTAACTGTTGAATAAGCCTCTAAAGTATTTGTAGTAGTGTTAATACGTATCATCCCATTGGTTGGAGTGCCGGGGCGTTGTGCTGTTGTGCCAATAGGAAGAGTGACCGCGCCAGTGGAATTCAATGTGGCATTTTGAGATGTATCTACAGTTACTGCTGAAGAGCCGTTTGTCTGAAGCGCAAAAACCCCAGACGAATCCCCATTCTTCTTTACACCGGGAACACCTGAAATTGCTCCACTATCAGAATTAACTGTTGAGGTCATGCGGTCTTAAAAAGTTATTGTTCCAGATGCAGTCCATTTGTATACACGATAACCGCCAGCAACAGTAACAGTGGGGCTGCCAGTAGTAGACGTTGCCGCTGCATAAGTATCTGGATAACGAAGAATAACTACGCCAGAACCACCAAGCCCAGTAGATACCCCTGCGCCAGAACCGCCCCCGCCGCCTGTATTTGCAGTACCGTTTGTACCGCCAGTGAAGTTATTACCAGTACCGCCACCGCCTGTGCCCGCTGTGCCCGGAGAAGTAGAGCCGCCCGTGCCCGCCCATACGTCACCTGAACCGCCACCAGCGTATGTAGTTGAAGACCCACTGATTACATAAGCAAGGCCATTGCCGCCGCTACCACCGTTTGTAGAATTGCCCGCTCCGCCCGCTACGCCAGCGCCGCCGCCACCGCCGCCACCATATCTAGATGCCGTAGAACCCGTTCCACCTGATGTTCCCTGACCCGCTGTACCAACAGCAGGGGTAGCTGTAGTGTACCAACTACCACCGCCAGAACCACCAGCACTACCAATAGTTCCATCGTTTTGAGATCCGTATCCACCACCAATAGATGTATATGTATTTGCCCCAATAACTGCAACTGAATTTGACCCGTTTATTTGTGTGCTACCGCCTGCGCCAACTGTGATGGTATAGGCAGCCCCGGAAGTAACAGCTATCGCAGCGCCATTAGGGGTTTTTGGTGTTTCAGCGCCATAGTAAAGCAAACCACCAGCACCGCCGCCACCAGCTCGTCCCGAATTGACTGCGAGACTACCACCCCCGCCACCACCAGCCACAATCAAAAGTTCAATAGTAGGTGTGACATTCACAAACGTAGAAATAGTATTCCAAGAACTATTAACAGTTGAATAAACTTCAAGAGTTCCAAGAGAAGTATTTATGCGGGTCATGCCGTTGGCTGGAGTTGGGCGCTGGGCTGTAGTGCCAACTGGGAGAGTTAATGAACCCGTAGAATTAAAGACAACATTCTGATCTGTGCCAATCGTGACCGCAGTCGTGCCGTTTGTTTGAAGCGCAAGAACACCAGACGAATCAGCGACTGTCTTTAAACCAGCACTTCCAGATACTGATCCATTGTCGGCGTTAATCGTTGATGGCATACATACCTCAGAATATTATTGAACCAGAAGCAGTCCATTGATAAACTCTATAACCACCAGCTACAGTAATAGTTGGTGAACCAGTTGTGCTTGTAGCAGCAGCAAAACTATCAGCGTAGCGAATAATCACGATACCTGAACCACCTGCACCACCTGCTCGGTTAGTGCCGTCATAAGAGCCGCCACCGCCACCACCGCCAGTATTAGCTGTTCCGGGATTGCCAACACCTGTACGAGTTCCATCACCGCCGCCGCCTTTATCGGCGGTTACAGCCGTACCACCACCCAAACCACCTGATCCGGGAGTGCCACGATTATCGCCGCCACCTCCACCTCCGCCAGAATAAGTTACAGCAGAACCTGATATTGAAGAAGATGTGGCAGTGCCACCATTCCCAGCTATTCGGGATGCAAAAACTGCATTCGCTCCAACACTACCTGCACCACCACCGCCACCACCATAGCCACTTGTAGCATCATCTGATGCTCCGCTCCCACCAGCAAAACCTTGCCCAGATGTTCCTGCGCCACCTAATGCAGCAGTTCTAGCGCCACCACCACCGCCAGATCCACCAGCAGCGCCATTTATTACAGTGCCACCGTTATATGAGCTACCACCACCACCACCAGTAGATGTAATAGAGCTAAAAACAGAGTTGTTTCCATTTCCACCTAAACCAGTTGTTCCTCCAGCAGTACCGCCAGCACCAACTGTGACTGTAATTGCAGAACCTGTACTAACGGCAAAGCCTGAAGCAGTAAGTAAGCCGCCCGCACCGCCACCGCCACCTTGTGCTCCACCACCACCGCCGCCGCCCGCAACTACAAGATATTCCACTGACGAAGGTGCCGCCGCCAATGAGGTTACTGTAGTCCAAGCGGCCAAATTTGTTGAATAAACTTCTAAGACATTGGTTGAAGAGTTTAAACGCAACATTCCGTTTGCAGGAGTAGCGGGGCGCTGGGCAGTCGTTCCCACAGGTATGGTCAAAGCGCCAGTCGAGTCAACGCTAACCCCACTAGCTTGGCCGCTAATGGTGTTTGTTCCGGATCCGCCGCTTATTGTTATTGCCATAGGATTACCTTATGCTGGGTTGTAAGTTACTTCAATCCAAGAAGTTGTATCTTCATTCCAAACATATCGCTTGTCATCAATTGGATATGCAACAGGCGCATTCCACTGGCAAGTTGTTTCGTTCAGAACCCATGAAGCAAACGGCTTGGGTGCAATAAACGCATCACGGGTGGAATCGTATATGTAGCCAATACCAGCATAGTTCTTACGCATATTGCCGTTGTAGCTGGTCTGCAACCACACACCACCTAGCAAGTCATGGCAAAACTTAGCGCCAATTGTTTCTGACTCAGCGCCATGTTGATCTTTGCAATCGTCATTGCTTACAACAATAACGCGCAACACCGTGTTGTTTAATCCGATTTCTGCAAAATGTGCCATGTCTACCTCAATCTTTATTGAACCAAAACCCAAGATACTGTGGCTTCATCCCACCTGTACTTATGACCATCTTGAGGGCAAGTTACAGGCGCATACCATAAATGTTCAGTCTGGTTGTACACCCAAGAAGGAAAAGGTTGTGGGGGTATAAACGCATCAGTCTGGCTGTTATAAACATAGCCAACACCGGGAAAGCATTGACGTATTGAGCCATCTTCCGCGCACCGCAACCATGTACCGCCATATTCTCGGTACAGCCAATCACTATCTTTGGTATCTACCAAATACAACACATCAGTAACGATGTTATTTTCTACTTTTGCGTACCAAGCCATTTTATGTCCTTACGCAGTATATGTGCCAGAGGTTGTGAACGTGTGGTATGTGTAACCACCAGAAGAAGTTACAGTACCACCAGTGCCTCGTTGTGCGCCCAAATAGCGAATGATAAATACGCCCTGAGTGCCAGCCGTGTTAAGTGCTCCGCCATTACCATAAGAGCCACGCAAAGCATTACTTGAGTCCCCCGGCGTTGTCCCGCTACCAGCAGTTAACACCGCACTTGTTACTGTGCCAGACTTGAAGTACCCAGAACCACCACCGCCACCTGAGTTACCCGCAGGACTATCTCCGTTAAAACCTGCGCCTCCACCCCAATAGCCACCACCACCTCCACCGCCGCCGCCAGCATCACCAGCAGACCCAGCAGAACCACCCTGTAATGCCGATCCGTTAGTAGCACCACCCACTGCATTTCCACCAAGACCGCCTGCGCTTTGTGATCCACCAGTTCCAAAGTTTGATCCGCTACCATCAACTCCGGTAGTTCCACCACCAGCACCGCCTGATGCACTATAACCAGATCCAGCACCGCCGCTAGCTATTAAAAGTGCATTGACTTGGGAAGAAGAAGTTGTAAAAATTCCAGAATAACCACCACCTTGTCCAGAGCCGCCATTAGTCCCAGACAGACCGCCACCACCGGGGACAGTTGACCCGGGGTTTGTGCCATTAGCCATTGCAGCCCCGCCGCCACCAACAACGACCGGATAAGCTGTGGATGGACTTACTGCATATACACCATTAGCGGCACCACCACCACCACCAGTACCACCCGCTTGTCCTCCACCGCCACCGCCACCCCATCCATACAAATCTACAGAATATGTATCAGCAGGGGTTACTGTAACAGCCTCCCAGATAGTCCCATCGTAGACTTCAAGATTTGTGTTGGTTGTATTCCAGCGAGTCATTCCGGCTGTAGGAGTGCCGGGGCGTTGAGCAGTTGTGCCAGCAGGCAAAGTCAAAGCGCCAGTAGCGTTAACAGTCACTAACCCAGATGTGGGTGTAAGTACCAAATTGCCTGTGGTATCCGCTGTGCTGACCAGCGCCGTAGTTGTAGTTGTTCCTGCTGAAATAGTGCTCATATAACCACCCACCTTTGGCCGGAAGCCACTGTCACAGATTTACCTGAAGCCACTGTTACTGGGCCAACAGAAAGACCATTAGACCCCGTGCTGATTGTTGTGCTCTCAGACACAGTATCGCTTTGCACCATCACACCATTTGTAGAGCTAACTCCTGCGGGGTAAGCAACAAATACATCTTTTGTGCCAGCGGAAAAACTTAATGCGCTGGGCTGTGTACCAGAACTATTGGACAAGACTGTTGTACGCGCAAGCGTGGTTCCAGAGGATGTGTACGTACCAATACCTACTTCCCACTCATTACCAGTCTGTCCAGCAATCGTATAGTAGGTCAGGTTTGCATTACCAATCACAGCAAAAGATTGAAAGCCTGTCGATGCGCCCAAAAGCGTAATAGTGCCCGTACCAGTGGTAGTGGTCGTTTCCTTTACTCGGTCTGCAACAACAAATGTCATGCCGTTTCCTTATGTTTCTGTCTCAACAATCTGCCAATTAGCAGTTTCAGCATTATCTATCAGCGTCCACACCGGTGTCTGCGGATTGTCTATATTTTGCCAGTTTGCGTTCTGGCTGTCATCAATTAACGACCAATAAAATACGCCCAAAGTTCCAACCGCGCCAGATGCTTGGACACCGGTCAAAGCAAATGATTTAGATCCTACTACAGTACCTACCGCGCCAGAAGCCTGAACCCCTGTAAGCGCCACGGTTGTAACGGCTCCTACATTACCAACTGAACCTATAGCTAAAACGCCAGTCTCAGTTGGATTGTTAGTTTCTGTAACATCCCCTACCGCACCAACAGCCTCCACTCCAGTAAGCGCCACAAGTTTTGCAAAAACTACGTCACCTACCGCGCCGTTTGCGCTAACCCCATTAAGCGCAATACTTCTTTCTGCAACTTCTACCGTTCCAACCGCACCATCAGCTTGAACACCTGTAATAGCAACAAGCTGAACAACAGAAGCGGTTACTGTCCCAACTTCCCCGCTTGCTTGTACTCCTGTTAAAGATACCGAGATATCAGCCGCAACCGCTCCTACTGCGCCCGATGAAGAAACGCCAGTAAGTGCAACTACTACCGTTGCTTGCCCCGCAAGCGAGGCGAACGGCGCTTCGGCGAATGCGGAGATACCAAACATGGCGACTCTAGCGAGTTACCCCGCCAGTCCTATTAAGTTGTAGCCAAACGGATCAAAGCAGTCGAAGTTGTATTCGCTGGCATTGTCAAAGTAAACGTACCAGCGGTAATTGTCTGCGAACCAAAAGTATGAACGCTTACTGCTTTGTTACTTTGTGTTGAGTTATAAATTAACACGGCATCAAATGCTGTAGACAAAGTTACTGTGGTGTATGTGATGCTGGCCGAAGGCGTAACAAATGCAACACCCGCAGTAGCAGAAGAATTAGTAGCTGTAGGAGGGGTTGCAAATGTAACCGCTACGCCGCCCGCAGAGTAGCCAGTACCAGACACTTCGCCTGTTACTGTGTAGGCGGTAGTAGCGGCATTCATTGTGGCAGATGCCAAATACAAAGCAGCTTTAAACGCATCAGTTGCGCCGGTTGCACGAACGGGGGCAGTGCCAAAATTATGCGTGGCAGTCATTAGCTCACCCATAAAACTTGTTGTCATTGCTTGAGTATTTGCCATATTAGGCTCCTTAATTAAAAGATGCGGCTTCTACCACAGAACTTACGGATTTCTTTAATTCCACATGAACAGAACGATGAACTAATTCACCTTCATGCCAATACTCAACCCATGTTGTGTGTTCATTGTCATTATCAACGAAGCCTTCTTTTTTCTCAAGCAAAGAATCGTCCATTTCGCCTTTGGTGGTGGTAACAATCAATTTGAACTCCTAATCAATGAAGTGGTTGGGCCATTTACTGGCATTGTGATTGTAAAAGTTGTCGTTGACGTTTTGTCAGACCCAAAGTCCAGCACGGCCACGGACTTGTTACCCTGAGTTACGTTGTAAATCAAAGCACACCTGGCTGTCAAAGCGGCAGTCCAAGATACATTAGGGAAGCCAACATAGGCCGTATACCCAGAGGATGCTACTGTAATCGGCGTCAAGATAGACCCACCAGCTGAGTAACCAGATGCCACTACTTCATTGGTAGACGAGTAGATCGTAGTTGCTTCGTTTAGATCGGCGCTGGCCGTGTACAAAGCAATCTTGATGACGTCTGTAGTAAGGTCGTGAACGCCCTGATACAGCTCCGCCTTGAAGCTTGTGGTCTGGGTCTGAACAATACTCATGAGACTGCAACCCTAACCTGACCATCACGATAAGCATCACCACGTTGTTTACCATCACCCAAGTTCTTAAGCAAGGCAATAGCTTGAACATAACGATCTTGAGTCAACTTAACCATATCAGCCTCACCTTTCATGTAGGTGTAAGCCTCGCAAATTGTGCCGTACAGCAATGCAGAATCAAAGTTATCACCAAGCCATGTAGTGCTTGCAGTCACAATAGACTCTGGATAGTAGTAAAAATGCAGTTCTGCGCGGTAATTGGAACTGGGCGTTGGGCCAACAATGAACGTCAACTCATTGACATTAGAAGAATTTGGGCCAAATATTGCATAGTGCTTTGGTTCCGAAGCATAAGCAGACAAAGGATAAGCTTCACGAATAAAGTTTACATCTTTGTTAATCAAGTACAGATAGTCGCCTTGAAACACCATTGCACCAGAAACAGTCCCGCTGTTGGCTACTGTTAATGTGATGGTCGTTCCATTAATGCTACGAACAGTTGCATTGGTTCCAATCCCTGTCCCAGTAACTTCCTGACCAGCCTCAATACCTGTAGCACTTGCAACTACGATTGTCTTTGCTCCAGATGTTCCTGTAGCCGTTGTGGTGTTATATGGATAAATAGCTAAACTGTAGGTAGACAAAAAGTCATCAGGCGCAGACAGGTACTTATTGCCGGTTTGCAGTGTGCCAGTCATATTCTTTCGTAAGTTGGCAATCTGCACTGTGTTATAGATGCGTTGCTCCGCCTGCTTAATGAACGTATTCATATTATCAGTCGGGAAAGAGTTCTCGCAGTAATCAGATACTGCGGTGACTAACTGGGCGTAGTTCATGCCATCGGGCCTCTAGACATAACGCCTTTGGTTGCCGCGCCAGTACCGCGCATCTTAATGCCGGACGTCTTTGGCTCACCACCAGATGATTTGTTGATATTACCAACAGTCATTTCTACTGTATCAGCACGGCTTAAGTTCTTGCCAGAGCCGGGATTCTCTGTAGCAACAACCTTCTCGCCCTTCATTGTGTGCGGAGGAGCATAGACTTTGGCATCGCCAACTTCTTTACCCATCATCATCTTGCTGTATTTAGCCATGTTAGCCTCGCTTCTGTGCGGCAATCTTTGCCAAATTACGACCCATAGTCTTCATGTCAGAGTTGGTTTTACCCTTACCCTTACCTGTTCCGCCCTTTGTTTCTTTGACAGAATGACCGCTGTTAGGGAAGATGTGAACATCAGTCTTACCCTTTTTAGCGACTCCGTCTGCTGATCGTGTGTATGCCATGTTTAGCTCCTATGAAACTGTTACTGTACCAACAAATGCCGTTGCAACCAAGTAGTTAGGTGTTAAATATTCATCAAAACCACTAGCTCCGCCAACCGGATTCCAACCCCACTGGATGTCCCGTGAACCACCAGTCAAATTACCTGCCGCATTCAAACCCGCCGTCACATACGTTGTGTCTGGCCGTGGCTGATACAAAGCCTGCGGATCATAAACAGGATACATACCCAGCTGCAATTGCGGCTGATCTGGATCCCAGCAAGCTTCACAAACCTTTAGCTGATAAAGCTTGGTCTTGATGACCTCCATCTTTAACTGCTTTAACTTATAACGCTGCCCACACCGATCACATTCGGCAATAGCATATTTACCGGATGCAAACGGTGTTGCCATTAAGTACCACCACCAATGAACGCTATACGAGGCACCAACCTCAATGTAGCCTTCTCGCGATCTTCTTGAGCCGCCAAAGTATATTGTTCGTCATAGACCCGCTTAAGCATATCCAGACGGCCTTGCAGTTCAGGCACCTTCATGGCTATGTAGTAGGCTAATCCGGCCACTACGCATGGCAGGAAGCGGAAATTCATATCGGATGTCTGTACACCAGCGCCAGCGTCTTGGATGCGGCGCATTCTGTAGTACACAAACTGGTACTGTTGTGAGTTATCAGGCGTAGGCCACACTGTTACAGCGGGCAACTGGGGCACAAACACCGCAGTTCCATCTGTCTGTGCTGCAGCTGTAGTGTTGTTCTGGCCACGGAATACGCCGCCGAGCACATTACCACTGATATAGGTGTAGTAAATGTCTTCTGTACCAAGTCGAATAAACCCAGAGCCAGCTAACCCCACAACCGTACTAAGCGTGATAGTTGTAGCCGTAGACGTAATTGCACCATCAAGTACAGCGGCAGTAGGATTAGTTTCACCAGACAAACGCTGAATCCAGACTTGGATCGGCCTGCCTTGAACCAACTTGTTAGGGATCGTTGCATAAGTTGAAACGCTGATGCGGGTAATACTCAAGTCTGCCTGAGTTGAAGAGTTGTTAGCTTGTGTCCTGATCACATGATCCAGCAAGTCAATCGTATCTAAAGGCAGAGCGTATGTGGCCAGTCCCGGAGTCAGAGTAATTGTCCCTGTCTCAATCGTCCACATATTGATGCCGCGATTAGCCCACTCAATGGTCATCAGGTTAAGAGAACGGCGAGCTGTGCGTAGGTCATAACCTGTACGCATCTCACGGCCAGCTCTCTCCCACGCCTCTTCAGCGAGCTCAGTGAACTCCATGTTAAAGGCTGTGGTTCCTGTAGTGGTCATTTCTTGGCAGTCTTAGCAGAGTTAATGAAAGCTTGAGCTGTAGGTGCACCCTTAGAACCTGGCTTACGCATCTTCTCTTTAGAGCCAGCGGCTATACGTTTCCTCTTGGCGTTAATGTTGGCATACAAGCCAACAGGCCCACCATCAGCGTACTCGGTAAAGTCGGTGTCATCCCTACGCTCTTTGCGTACACCTTTGGGCATTTTTGAGGCGCGCATAGCACCCATTCCACGGCTTGCCATCATTTAGGATTACCTTTAGCTTTCTTGGCTAGAAACAATTTATCAACCATTTCTATCCGCTGGGGTTTAGTCGTAACTTTATTAATAATACCCAACCGCTTGGGCTTGCTGGCGCCGTAAAACCCAGCCTTCTTTAAAGACTTAACTACTTTAGCAGCTGGTTTTACGGTTGCCATATCAGCACATCCCGCCGTTACGCATGGAAACTATCGTACCTTTGGTTTTGCCTTTAACAGCACAACCATCAGCGCGCTTAGATGCT